AAATCTACATCCTCAAAAAACCATCTGTCCACTTTTTCGTTTCCAATTGGTGTTACTTGATTGCCATCACAAGAGTAAAATCCATCATCACTTAAAAAGAATGACACTTGATTATATTGGCAAATAGAACTTCCATTTAAACAACCTAATCCTCTTGATATATTGTCAAATTGGAAGAATAAAGGACTTCCTACATATGACATTCTTTGGATTGATTTTTCTAAAAATATTAAACCAAATTCACCACCTGTAAGGCCTACAACATTACCACCATCTGCAATTACTTGAATATCTGATTGTGATGTAGCACCTGCTGTCCAGTCAGTCTCATCATTAATGTCAGACCACCTTACTGTAGACCTTCCTAAAGTTCCTGCTGCTACACTCCCTGTAACTACAAAATCTCTTACTACAGTAATATGTTTAGCTGTAGGTGATGTTGATACATCTGCAAAAGCTGTTGAAGTTCCTATTGTCCAATATTGAATAGGTGCTGTACCATTTACAGCCAACACAGTTTTTCCAAATTGCGAAAATTTCCAAGGAAATGCACTTGTATAACCACCTGATTTAGATTTATCTTCTAACGCTTCTGTAGTTGAATTAAACTTAAATATTTTAGTAGCACCACCTGCAAACAATACAACCTCTGTGTCAAACTTTGCTACAAAAACAGAGTTTAAATTTTCTGATGCTGCACCACTAAAATCTTCTGCATTAGGAAAAGGTTGATAGCCAACAGATACTGGTGTTACATTTTTAGCTTCATTTAAAGCACCTGAATTATCTGGCTGATCTGGTAGCCAATCTGTGAACTGAACTCGTTTAGTAGGCATTAGTTTACTTGCCCTCCTGATATTGTTCCTGATGTAACATAGGTAATATATGAATGACCATCTACAGCATTACCTGCTGCTCCACCTGCCGCTACAACGGCTAAACCAGCAACTCCTAAATTACCACCAGTACCACCTATTCTATTTCCTATATTTAGTGCATCATCCGAACCTAAACCACCATTTGTTTTAGTTCCATCAGAAGCTCTAGGTGATGTACTGCCATCTGTTCTTGGTCCAGCTCCTATTCCACCATACCCTGCTGGTACAGTTACATTTGTTCCTGGTGATAAACCTGTTGTACCATCTGATGCTACAATTTGATTAGAGTCTATTGATTCGTGATAGCCACCTGCTCCACCACCACCATTTCCAGCTGCATTATAAACTCTACGACCTCCAGCTCCACCACCACCTCCACCACCACCACCAATAATTCCATTATTAGTTAATGCTATTGGGAATCTTGTGTATAGTCCTGTGCCACCAAAGTCGCCTGCCATAGATTGATTACCTTCACTATTTGAGCCATAACCACCATTACCACCTCTGCCAGTAATACTAGCATCACTAGGTAAAGATATTTCTACAGAAGTTCCAGTAGGTAAAGTTCCAACATCAAATGCTGGTGTTGTATTACTAGTTGAAACAAAATTTGTTCCTGATGTTACTGTTACCACAATAATTGTTGGACTAGACAATCCTAAATAAGTCCCTAAATTAAAGTTTTTTATATACCCCATATTTACACCAGAAAGAGAGGCATTAGATAAACTAACATAAGTAACGCCAAATGCTAACTCCCAAGCTCCACCAGTTTTAACATATACTTCATTTGCTCTTTTCCAAGTACCACTATCATTAACATGGACTTCATTAGCATTTTTATTAGTGCCACCATCATTAACAAAGATAGGCATAATTAAACCTTATACCAAATATCACCATCAGAGCCACCAGTAGGGTTTCCAGTAGATACTGTTTTTGTGCCAGAACCATTACTTCCTACAGTAATTGAATTTATAGTTGTTCCAGAAATAGTGCCACCTGTAATATTAACTGAATTAGATGCTTGAGCAGCCATTGTTCCTATAGTACCTACTTTAGCAACAACAAAAGCTGTTGTAGCTAATTGAGTTGTATTTGTTGCGGAAGCTGCTGTTGGTCCAGTAGGAATTCCTGTTAAAGTTGTTGTCCCATCTACTGTAAGATTACCACCAACTACAAGATTATCGTTATCATAGCCTGTAGAAAAATCTTTTACTTGAGCCATTATTTCTCTTAAAGCATTATTGATCGTAGCTGGAGGGCAACCTTCGTTAATATTCACTCCACCAACATCGGTATTAGAACCTGCCGTTGCTGACCATTCTGATATTTTATCTCTACTCATAATTATCCTATCCTATTCCATGTGTTTGAAGTTACAGGTATTACTGTCCAATTGTTACCTTGAATATGACCATCTGCTACTATTGTTGCTGTTGCTGATATTGAAGCATCTCCAGAAAATATTACTACAGCACTTGATGTTACAGTAGCTTTGCCACTAAATGATGCTGTTCCAACGGCATCCATACCACCTAAACCTTGCAATGTAGCAGCACCAGATATTTGTGCAGAACCATTTACAAATTGACCTGCTGATAAAGCAACAACTGTTCCTGTTCCTACTATTGCGCCAGTGCCTAATACAATCTGACCACTTGTAATAACACCAAGAGTTGCTGTTCCAGATATATTTCCTATTCCAAGAACTATTTGTCCAGCAGATATTACTGATACTGTTGCTGTACTATTAATACTTGCAACACCTTCAACAAACTGTCCAGAGGTTAAAACTGTAACAGTAGCAGAACCAGTTATAGAAGCTATACCAGCTTTAATACCACCTGCTAAAGATGAATAAGGAGATTGTGAAAATGCACTTATGCCAAACATTTATTGTCCTTATTCTGGTTTAGGATTATCTGTTTTTACTTTTGTTATTGCATCTGCCCATGTTGTTGTGCTATTTACACTGTCCCAATATTGCATATCTAATTGGTCTCCTGTAGATGGATAAGCTGCTATTCTATTACCTTTCCATGCGTTAGCTTCTGCTTCTGCATGAGCTGCTAATTCTTCTGCTGTCCAATCTACAACTTCTGTAGTTGTTGTTCCATCTGAATGATGGGTTACTATTGTGTTTTGTTCTGCTGCCATTTTTATTTCTCCTAGTTAATTATTTAAGTCCATAAACTTCTACTTTACCATTGTCAAATGTTACTCCACCCTCAAAAGCAACAGTTACTGATGTGCTTGAAGAAGCTCTTAAATTTGTTCCTATTAAATAACGAGCATGTCCTGTACCTCCACCTACAAAATCAGAGCCTGATGTAATTGGAGCATTACCTGGTGATTGTGGGAAATGACCTATATTTGATCTTAAATCAAGTATGTACTGTCCTATAGAGCAATTTCCTGCTGCAACAGCATCTCCTATAGCTAAATTTGCTCCTCCTGCAACACCTATTGATAATTTTCTACTTGTACCATCAGAATGGCTACATTGTGCAACTATAAAAATTAACATGTTTAAATCAGTAAAATCTAATCCTGTAATCGTTTGTGATGTTCCTGAAGTTGTAGTCATAGTTCCTAAATGGGTTACACCTCCACTAGCAATTCCAGTTAGTTGAGAGCCATCTCCAGTAAGACCTGTAGAATTAACTCCACCTTTTGTAACACCTGCCGACTGGAAAGATATTACTCCAGAAGTATCTGATGTTAGATTTAATCCTGTGCTTGTGTCTGCATTTATTATTGTCGCCATATTATACTACCACCCAATTTGAGCCACTAGGGACTGTTACTGTAATACCACTTGCTACAGTAATTGGTCCTGCTGACATTCCGTTATGATTAGTTTCAAGCGTTATGCTTGTTCCTACTGTGTTTGAATTTTGATATATACCATTAGATGCTAGAAGTTGTGGGGCAGTTCCATTATTGTTTAGATCTTGTACCACAGCTTTGGTAGCAGGGTATGTACAGAACACTTCACTTTCACCAGATAGTGAGATTTTAGAACCACTGTTGCTAGATTCTATAACTGTATCTCTTGATAATGTAGTGCCAGATAAAGTATAAGTACCTCTACCTGTTTCCCAGTTATCACCACTTACAATTGTGTAGTAAGTAGTATTAGTATTGCCAATAACAGTAAATGCTTGGAATCCATCAGAAACACCTGCAAGCGTGACTGTGCCTGTACCAGTTGTTGTTGTTACTTGTTTGACTCTGTCTTTAAATACAAGTGCCATGATTAATCCTCTATGCTAATGTTACTGATAAATTGCCAGTAGTAATTTTGAAAATATCTCCTGCATCAATTGTCTTAGAAGCGTCCAGAGCTGTGTGGTACAACATATTACCTGTGCCTGTTGCTGCACTATGTAAACCAATCCATCCTACTGTTCCAAAGCCACCACCTGTTGCTGCTAACCAAGTTGCATCTGCGTTTGAAAGAACAACGCCTGAAGTACCAGAAGCTGTTGCAAAAGAAGAAGCAATCCTAGCATAAGCTGTTCCTGAAGCAGAAACTTCTGTACCTGATTCTGCATCTGTTGGGTCTGATGTCCATAAAGAAATATATGGATTATTTACTGCTGTGTATGCTACTCCATTTAGTGTTGCGTTTAGAAGTTGTACTTCTAAAACATTTGACATATTTGCCATTTTTATTTACCTCGTAGTTGTTGTTATTGACATTGGATGAGCAGGAAATTCCCCCTCATCATCTGATTTACTTAAAGAGATAACTCCTCTGTCATACATTGCTGACCAAGTTGCTAATCTCTCATCATTCATCAAGAAAGGCTCTGCTTCACCAAGTGCTGCGTAAAGCAGTAAATCAGGTGTATTTGCTAACCAGAGGTTTGATGAAACTGTTGAACTCATATGTGGTGGGTTCACATAATAGAGCATTTGTAATTTATCTGTTGCAGATCCAATTGGAGCAAATCTAAATTCACTACCTAATGCAGTATAAAAAGAAGGTAATCCTGACGCTAACGCTCTTGTATTTCTAAAGAAATTACTAGGTGATTGGAATGTAACAGTCTGTATAGGATCGCTAGAAGATATATGTATATCTTTCATAGCTAAAAAATCTGCTGGTATTTCTACTGTTCCATCAGTAGAGTCAATAGTAGTTGTTGCTATTTGTAACATTTGTCTTATACGCAAATCTCTGCTCAATCTATTTTCTGCTAACCTAATAAATTCAGGTATGGTTGCAGTCAGATCATTACGAGCTAAATAACTAGCTATTGTAGTTTGCAGTGTTGCGTAATCATTAAAAAATGCCATTTATATTCTGCCCTGTTTTGTTCTAAAAAACCTATTGTCTGGATGGTTTAAAAATTCTTTAAACTTTTTCATATCTAATATTTGAAATCCTTGCATAATCTGTTTATGGTTTAAGTCATCAATAACTGTCATTGGTATAGATGCAATCTTATTGTCAAACATATCATCACCCCACCCTGTGGATTTAGTAATAATTTCTTCTTTGTTTGTTTCAATAATATCTGTTACATCTTGTTTTGTTTCTATCACATAACCATCATTATCATGATCATTGTGTTTTATTTGGTGTCTGTATTTTATTGGTTGTGACCAAGCACTTTTAAATTTTTTCTTATTGTCTGCCATAATTATCCTTAAAAGATATGCCCACCGAAGTGGGCTATATCAATACTTAATGTGTAATTAAGCTGTTAAATCAGCAACGATTGCATGAGCCGCTTCGTTACTTACTTGCAGAGTTAGTTCTGTAAGCATTTGATGTTTTTCAGCATCACCAGTTTTAGCCAATAGGTTAGACTGGAAAGGTCTTAATGTTGCTAGAGCCAACATTGTTGGGTCTAAAATAAGAGCTTGTTCACCATTGTTTGCTGCATAATCAGAAGTCATAAATCTTTCTGGAATTACTGAAAGCATACCAAAGTCTGATAAATATACATCGGCTGCACCTACAATAGATGCTGCTTTTGTAGTAGTGCCTGCATTAGGTGTAGAAACACGATTAGCTGCAATACCAGTAAAAGCTGATACTTTAACTTTCTGGTTAGGTGGAACAACCAACATAGTTGGAGTACCGCCAGCATTAAACGCTGCTTTCATAGCAGTTTTTAAAGATGCTTCTGTAAACGCTGCTGTGTTAGCTGCTGCTGATTTAGTTCTAATTGCAGAACCTGGAGGGGCTGCTGGAGCTGCTGGAGCGCCTGCCGCTACTGTACCAACTGAAGTCCAATTAGTTCTAATCCAAGTTTGTAAAGAAGCCATCTTTGGTGCTGCACCACCTGCTGATGTTACTGGTGCAATGTTACCAAGAACAGCAAACTCTATGTCTCGTTTTAGCTCCTGTCCTGCTTTGGCTAATTGATAAGCAGTGGATGTTTTTCTACCAGCAAGATCAACAGAATCAAGAGTACCGGTAATGTTTACTGTTTTACCCA